AGAAATAGATTTGTTTTGCTTCTGTGTCAGCAATGACACTGCGGCAACAATGACACGGCAGTTACATGTCTGCCGCGTGACAATGAGAACTCAAATATCACATTTCAAACCGTCTGTAAAGAGGAGGCACAGACATGGGACAAGGGTTCAGGACCAAGGAAGAAATGATGAAGGAAAGCCCTTGCTTCGAGGTGGCGACCGAGCAAGAGATTGACGACATGCTGGCATGGTATCCGCGCACACCGACAGAGGCCAAGCAGGCTGGCATGATGTCATACTTCACCGGAGTGAGATGCAAAAGGGGGCATTTGACGCTACGCCGAGCCGTAAACGCATCGTGCCGGGGCTGTGACAGGGAGAAGGGCAAAGAGCTTTACCACAAACACAGGGAGAAGCTCCGCGAAAAGGCTTTGGAATGGTACAACAAGACAAGGAAAATCAATCCTGAGTACCGGAAAAGGGCCAAGCTGTATGCGCGGGATTGGAGACAGAAAAACCCCGGCTACATGTCAAACCATATCCGCAAGAACCGCGCCCGGTACACTGCGCTTGAAGCTGAACGCAGAGCCACCATCAAGCGTGGCACGTTAAGCCACCTGCCCGAAGATGTTTTCCTGCCCATCTATGAAGAAAGAGAACGCCTGACAGCAGAGACAGGGGCCGAGCATCACGTTGACCACTATTACCCAATAAAGGGGAAGACCGTCTGCGGCCTTCATGTGCCGTGGAATCTGCACATAATAACTTGGGAAGAAAACCTGGCCAAAGGCAACAAGATGCCGGAAGACTTTTACGGGCCGGACCACACACCTCCGACATGGGAAGGGGGCGATTAGCAATATGCCCCCACTTAATGCTAGGCTTGAAGAGACGGCGCGGTGCGCTGTCAGTAACCCGGAGGTTTTCGGAAAGGAGCATTGACATGTTCAAAGCCCTCATCCTGCTATGCGTCATAGGCCAGCCAAATCAGTGTGCAATGTTCGAGGACACGACCGGCCTGAAAGCAACAGAGAAAGAATGCCGAGCCCGCGCCAGAGAAATGGCAAAGTCAATCGGACCGATGTTTCCGATGCCGGTGCAAGCCCACTACAAATGTGAGAAAGGGGCTGCTACGTAGCCCGCTTGTTGCCGCCTTGACTACGCTTTGACCAGAACGGCTTTTGCGCGTCTGTTGGCCTGACCTTGCGCTGATAAGTGCCTTTAGCTGGTGGCGTTGCTTCAGGTGGTGCCGTTAATCTGGCCAGCACTCTGCTGAACTCGGCTATACTCATGTTGTCTGTGTTGCTCATCTGTCAATCCCTCCCTGACAATCATGCACCACGTCTCAAAGCTGACCTCAGCCGTGTCAGCCTTGCCCCAATATTCAGGATTAATGCTACTGAGAAAGACCACGCAGCGGATAGACTGGCGGTCATACTTGTAGATGAGAACAGGCTCACACATGGCAGCGTCTGCCGCCTTGGTTACCTGCCGCCACCAATCTTGCTTGTAGGTGGAGCCAGAAGCGTAGCGTTTGCACTCAATGACCCAACCAGGCACACCAATCAGGTCACCCCGGTCACCGCTTCTGTATTGTTCGAGGTCTCGCTTGGCCTCAAAGCCCAAATGCTCGTAGCACATCCGAGCCACATCGCGCTCAAACTGCGCGCCTTTTGCACGTCCGTTAGTCATTGGCCTCATCATACTCTATTTCAAAATAGGGCATCAGTTTGCCCTCGCCTCCACACACACCGCACTCCCATGAGTAGCTGCGTGTGATGGCAAACCCTATTTCGCTATGCTCGTACAAGTCAATGGGGATAACACCGTTACCTTCACACTTTTCGCAATCCAACAATTCATCTGAATCAAAAACAATAAACATAGTTGACACCTGTGTTGACTGTGTTAATAAGGGGGATATGGAGGGTTACATGGAACGAACAATCCCTGATTACAGCTTGTTCTTTGGTCGGCAACACGTTAGCGCATCCGGCGCAACACAGCCGATTGACGAGCATGTGCTGAAGCTGTTTCTTCGCAAAGAACACAAGATAAACTTCCCTTTCGCAGCGCGTCCTCGCGCAGGGCAGATAGTTCAAAGCATAGCCGACATGGCTCTTGGCGTCCACGACTACAGCCCCATCTATGGCCGCAAACAGCCTATTGATTTTCACGAGGCTGTGCGTCGGGGTCTGACAGAGTTTGAGTTTTACAAGCCGCGTGACTGGGACGGGGGCAAGGATGCAGAAGAACACAGCCACTTCAAAGAGGTCATCCCTGAGATGGCGCGATACGCTGTTGAAGGCATCAAGGAGTTCTATGACGGCGTCGAGTTCGAGGGCGAATACCAACGCTTCTACGACGAAGAAAAATTGGATGTCCCTGTCATCCTGTTCCAAGACTTTACGGGCGCTGGCAGACAGATTGACCTGAAATGTAGTCTGCCCCTGCGAAACCCGCCAAAGAAGGACGGCACCCGCACTTGGCGCAACCCGAAGCCCAAGACAGAACCCACTCCCCAGCAAATCATGCAACAGGCGGTCTATTGGAAGGCCACAGGCGACGAACCTGGCCTGTTGTTCGTGACACCTGCGGGCTACAACATCGTCACCGCCGAGAACTGTGACGCACTCAAGCCGGAGGCTCTCGAAGAGACCTACCAAGACGTAGTGCGTCGCTGGGTGGTGCAACAGAACTTGCTCAAGGCTGCTAATCAGAACTGGAGCAATCTCTTTGGCCTTGTCCAGCCGGACTTTGGTCAAATCGCGGGCCGACACGGCCCTGACATCCTGAAAATAGCTAGAGAAACTTGGAGGTTATAGCTATGGAACTCAAGATTGAACACAACATTCCACTGCCAGCAATCAACAAGGCTACCGGCAGAACCATGTCAGAGGAAACACGACTGGCTTTGAAGATGAAGCCGGGCGACAGCATCTTTTGCCCGACCGGGCGCATTTACATGCGCATTGTCTCCGCTATGCGGAATCGCAAGCTGGCCTACGCAACGCGCAAGGTCGAGGGCGGCTATAGAGTGTGGCGCATTGATGGTCGGGCTTTGCCAAAAGCAGCCAATGCCTGACATTCAGGAGGTACAGCAGCAGCTAGACAGGCTTGAGGAACGCATGGTGCAGCTTCAAGCAGAGATGAGTGACATAAAGGCGGCTTGGACTGTCTTCATGCACTTGATGGCAGACCACTTGCACAAAGGAAAGGTATTAGATGAGCAAGATAATTGATGCAATGGGGCTTGTCTCCGAGTTGAACAAGACGCATGGCGTCACTCAGCGCGGGGGTAAGAAATACACCCAGGTCGTTCACCGCATGGAAGCGTTCAGGACGGTCTTCGGGCTCGACTGCGGCGTGGACACGCAAATACTTGTTGATGATGGGCAACGTGTGGTTGTCAAAGCCGTTGTTACAGATGATAATGGCCACATCATCGGCTCAGGTATGGCAGAGGAAATCAGAGGACAGGGCAACGTCAACAAGACCAGCGCCTTGGAGAACTGTGAGACATCTGCCGTAGGACGCGCACTGGCAAGCATCGGTCTGTCCGGTGGTGAGTATGCCAGCGCCAATGAAATGGAGGCTGTGCCGAGAAAGCAGCAGAACTTGGAGACATCCGGTTCGGGCGGCGGCTCCGGTGGGAACCCTCCATCCCCTGTTGAGACGTCGTCCGATTCACAAGACGACCCGCACAGGGCGGCTGACGTAGATGTGTACAAAAAGGCCCGCGTCAAGCTGGAGAACATCAAACTGCTTGGCGGTGTACACAATCTCTTCGCAGAGACCAAGCCACAAATCGCTGAAATCAAGGGGCGCAACCCTGCTCGTGCCAAAGCGCTCGTTGAATTATTTCAAAAGCACGAAGCCCGCCTTGGAGGTTAATCATGGCAAGACAATGGAAAAACATCACGCAGTTTCGGGCCTGGCCCAACGACAAAGGTGCCGCCAAGTACGGCAACAGCAAATGGACGCCGTACAAGGATGGCGCACCGGCTGACGTGCATCTGCGCGCAGACGTACAGTATTCCGTACGCGTGTATGAGAACGATGACGGAAGCATCACGCTGAAGGTTGAGCAGCCGATTGAATATGCTGGCACCGATAGCGTGGCTGACGACGTTTCGCAGGGTGGGTTTAAGCAGGTGGCGCAAGCCGCTGGCGTTCAGCAGGAGCAGAGAAAGTCTGCCATTAGCCTGGATGATGACAACCCATTCTAAAATAATCTTGGTAGTGCCTCGGCCAGACGGTTTGCTAGTAAGCATTGACGGCGTGTCCCACTACAGTGACATGGACGCAACGCAACTACTCTGGATGGCCGAGCGCTTCCTCAAAGCAGGATTGGAGGCCCAGCGTGAGGAAAAGAAAGCCGAGAAAGAAAACGCAGGACAGAAGGAAGCTGACTTGTGACTTCTGCGGCAAGGAACATTTTGTCATGGCTGGAACGTGGATTGCGAATGGGGAAGGACATTTCCTATGCCATGACATTACGACAGGAGGGTGTTTTGCAAAAGTGTGGAGAATGCGGGCAGGTGATACTTGAAAAAGGCATACCTGTCCCCGGCGCAATGCGTGACAGATGGTCTATCCTTGGCCAAATGGAGGTTGGAGATTGCCTTGTGGCGACCACAGTGTCAGACTATGAGAAGGTCCGCGGCGCAATGTATCACAGAGGCATGAAGTACCGGTCTCGCAAAGAGCCAAACGGTACAGGATACAGAATTTGGAGAATCGGATGACACAGATTAGCTAAGATTACGCGGGTGGCTTTGTAACCGGCCGTAGGAGCCTCCCGCACCAGTTCCTCCCTAGCTAGAGAGTCTAGCCACTTAGCCCCCGCTTATCGGGGGTTCTTTTTTCTGTTGTAAGAACCCCGGCCTTTGCGTGGCCGCACTACTCTTGGCTTGTAGAGAGGATTGGATAACTCAGCAGCAAAAGGATTTACTTTTTGCGCTTCATCGCTGGCTTTTTCTTCTTTGTGGTCATCGTGGCTGTCTTCATTGCCTTCTTCTTTGCGGCTGGTGACAGACCGTAACCGCCCTTGCCTTTTCCCATCATGACTTCTTTCCTTTCTTAGCTTTGTTGCGCTTGGAGATAGCTGCTGCCTTCTTCTTTGCGTCAGCCTTGCTGCTTGCACCCCATGCCCTGAGAGACAGCAAGAGCCGGGTAGGTTTGCCCTTCGCATCACGCTCTGGCCCTCTCATGCCACCCATTCGTGCAAGGAAGCTGGCCCTGCGTGGGTTGTCGCCCTTCTTTACAGGCGCTTTCAGGTTCATGCCCTGCCTCTTTGCAGAGGCTCTGCCCTTTGCGTTCAGCCCGCCCTTCGGGCTCTTGCCAGCCTTACGCTGCCACGCCGGAGTCTTAGCCATTACTTCTTCTTCTTCTTCATCTTGCTGGCCTTCTTCAAGTCAGCACCTGTGATTTTCTTGCGAGGCTTGGCCATTGCCGCCAGCTTCTTTTGCTTTGGGGAATATTTAGAATAAGGCATGTAAGTCTCCACGCTAAACATTACGCATACGCTCAACGAGCCTGTCAGCCCGTGCCGTTACTTGGTTATACCACAAACTGTCCACCATCTCATCCGCAGCGCGGCTCCAATCCCTGTCATCTACCGCTGCCTTCATGCCTCTGAATTTGGACAGGCGCGGCAAACCCATATTGAAGAGCATGTTGGCGATGATAAGCTGCACCTGTTCCGGCAACTCATCAAAGTCTTCATATAGCTTGCGACAGTCTTCCAGCGTAATCGTGATGTCGGCCTCGAAGGCCTCCTGCACCCTTTCGTCGCTAATAGAAGTGCCAACTGGCTCACCATATTCAGGGTCTTTCTTTGTAATCATATGGCCGATGCCAAGAGTGGGATGCCCCGCCGGACAAATGTAAATTTCGTTGACGCAGCCCTCGTCTGCCTTGAGGTCATCACATAGTTTGTTCAGGTTCATCGTGTCTTCCTGTATCTCTTTGTCTTCTTTGCGATTCGTTTTGGCTGCTTGCTGACTTGTTTTCCGGCTCTAGTAGCCTTCCTCTTCGCTCTCGTGGTCGCCGCATATTCTTGGGAAGAGAGCGCTTTAATAGCTCTTGACGGTAGATAGCGCTCCCCGGTTGCTTTCGGACCCTGTGTGGACGGCTTGCCACTCTTGGTTCTCCATTTCTGTTTCGTCCAAGATTTGAGACTGCGTTGTGGTTTTTTGAGAGCCATTATCTGTAGCCCCCACCCTTAGCCTTGTACTGTTTAGCCAGCATCTGCGCTTTGCGGGCAGACCACTGCCCCGGCTTGCCGCCTTTGCCGCCAGCCTTAATCTTGTTGAACAAGTTTTTGCGCATGGTGGGCTTGGTGTAGTTACCAGCCTCGTTCACACGGCTCTTTGGCTTCTTCTTCATTTCTTTAATCCCTTGAGGCCGCGAAGGCCAAACGATGCAGCTATACTAGCGTACATGGCCCACTGGAACCAGTCAGGTGTACGGCCCAACGCATCGAACCCGCGCTCGACATAGGGCTGTAGAGGGGGGATGAAGCACATGGCTATGATGGCTATGAACAAGATGGTCCAGGCTTCGTCCTTCCAGCTATCCTTGGAAGCCTCGGCCATAATCTTTTCCCAGCCAGCCTCATGCGTAGCCGCAACGCGCATCACCTCGGCCTCTGCCTCGGCCTTGGCAATCTTGACTTGGGACTTGGCGGCTTTCTCAGCGGCCTTGCCCTTGAGCCAGCCACCAGCCAGTTCGCCAAAGATGGGGATGAGAGCCTGAATCATTTTTCACTCCCAAGCCAAACAGCGAAAGCGCCAGTCATAGCGCCGGTCACGGTAGCTGTCAGCGCGGTGGCCTGTGAAGTCATGGCCTCTGGCGGCAATGAAATGAACCATTCAATGACGCGTATATACATGAATGTCATCACGAACATCATAAACCTTGGCAGTATCTTCCACGCCAAGAAGCGTTCCATAGTAACATCCATTATAATCTCCCTTGGTGATGCAGGATTAGGGCAATCAATGACCCAAATACAGCAAGGCAGCAGATGATGAATAGCGTTATGATACTGCCGTCTATAATCTTTCTGCGCTTTGCCGCTGAAGCAATAGCCGCCTCTCGTCTAGCTACGCGCGCCTGTGCCTGAAATCTTTGCCAGTCATTCCATAATCCGGGGCGACCTGTATAAATCATCAGTTCTTTGAGTTGCTTCTCCTGCTCCCTTATTTTTTCAAGGGCGAGGAAGCTTTCCAAGTCTGAGCCAGTGCCGTTCTTGTCAGCCTTCTTCTCTAGCTTTTCCTTAGCACCCACAAATTGAGCGATTGCATTGCCCGCTGCGGCAATCTCTTTGCCGTTCTGGACAGCTTGCTTGATAACGGCGAAGGCGGCATTGGCGGCGGCTAGTTCAGCAAGCATTAGTAAATCCTCGTGCTGTCACGCATTACCTGTATGGGTAAGCAGTAGCTGGTAATCTTCCCTCCTTGCTTATGAAGACGCTGTGCGAAATACACACAATCATCCACATTCCAAAAGTACATGTCCTGGCTTTTAGGCTTGCCGTCTAGGAAGACGTACAGCAGAAACACATGCACCAGTTCCACATCACTTGCGCCTAGTCAGCTTGCGAACAGTCTCAGTCTCCCAGATGCGGATAAGCACCCAGATGCCGGTGACGATTGCCACGGCGTTCGGGGCCATATCCATCATCGCAGCGGCGGTGCCTGTACCCGCCGCAACATCAACAAATATTTTCTGCTCTTCTGGCATCTCTACCAGCCCGACGGTACTGCCTGACGCATTGGCGGGTTGGCCAGCGCTGTCATCTGGTCATCGAGCAACGTCTGCATCTCGTCTTCGGTCTTGTTGAGTGACTCAAGCGTCTTGGTCTTGGCCCAGTCCTTTGTAACGCTGTCAAAGGCAACAAAGTCAGGGTCGTCAGCTTCCGGTGTCTCCAGACCAGCGGTGCCGTATGCCGACACAGACAGCGGCTGGCCTTCTGCGTTTGTCTCGCTGTCGCTGACGGCTGTGACGCGCCAGTGGATAGTCTTGATGCAGTCGTCATGCCCATTCTCAGGCTGATTGCAGACGTCGAAGTTGAAGTTCCAAGTGTATGTGTTGGCCACGATTAAATCTCCTGTGCGTCCATAGCTGTTTGATATGCTGTCTTCACAGCGTCGGTCCACACAGCATTGCAGATGCCCTGAACCTCAGTGCTTTCGCCGCTGATGTCTGTGTCAGCCCAAGTGCCAGCGTTATCAACGGTTCCATCTTCGTTATATGTGCGACCTGTCTTTGTGCTGGGCTGCAACACATGCCGGTGAAAGCTGCGACTAATTTCCTCGCCATCACGCTTGATGATTGTTGCGGTGCGTACTTGTACGGCTTTGTAATCGCCTACTACTTCAATCTTGTCTTCTAGGGTTTCTTCTGTCAGTGCCATTTTTATCTCCTATGGTTGGACTGTCCGACCCTCACCGTCTGGTGGGGTTATGGTACTGTATACTGAACAACTACTCTAATTTCGCCAGATGCCCCACTCAACTCGCTGCCAATTAGAGTACTGCCATCTACCTCGTAGAATTGGATAATGTTTGTTCCTCGTGGAACATGAACAATGTTGTTTGTGTTGGAAAAACCATTTTGATAGGTGATAAACCCGCCGAAGGTGGACTCGTTGCTAGTGCTGTCCGATGAATTAAAAGGCAATCCACTAATGATAAAATGTGCGCCTGTTCGACTGCTGCCGTTATATTCCATAAAAACCCAAGCAGTGACTTGTCTGCCGACCTTTACATAATGACCAAGCTGATGGTCATAGCTTGAAATTGAAATGCCGGAAGACACAGTTACTGTGAAATTACCCTCCTCATAATCATCCAGATAATTAGCCGACCCAGTGCCGCCTAAGTATGCACCGCCGGAGAGGTAGAGGTCTTTGAAGCGGTTGGCTGAACGCCCTAAATCATAACTATTGTCTGTGACTGCTCTGAAGGAGTCACTCGTCCAAGTTACAACCTCAGTGCCATTTCGTGACAGCTTTCCATCAGCAATAGAGTCAACAACCAGACGAACACCGTCTGCACTTTTAATACTACCCACAGTGGTGCCGTCTTTGTAGAAGCCAACAATACCACCGTCTGTGCTTAACCTATTGAAATTACCACTAAGGTCGCTAGTATTCGTTGAGAGTATTTCTCCACCACCACGAATTACAATTCCATCATTTGCCAGTGCATTATTAGTCTTACCCACCAGCAAGTTGCCGGATGCATCAAGCGTCATGTCAACAGTGGTGCCATCTGGCTTGAATTGCACAGACCCATCGCTTTGGATGCGGAGGCGTTCAGTGCCGTTGGTGTCAAACTCCATAAAATTGTTGGAGTGGTTGTAGACAATTCGGCCAGCCATCCCAGCGTTGTCGTTGAAATTAAGGCCAGAATTGTAGCCTGTATAAGCCTGAATGATTACATCTGCGTGTGCGCCATCTTTGCCTTTGATGTGTAAATCCTCAGTCGGCCCCGTAGTGTTGATGCCCACGTTGCCGCTGCTGTCGATGGTCATGCGGGTGTTAGCGGCTGTTCCGAACAATAATCTCCGGCTGGAGTGGCTGTATTCTATGTACCCATCATACCTTGCCGCACCGGATGAACCGTCAGCGAAATAAATCCTATTGACGCCCGATGTGCCGCCATACAAAGAAATGCCGTTGTCACCAGAACCGTCGCCAACTACAAGCTGATTTGCGCCAGTGTAAAAGTTGCCCGGAGTAGAATTGCCGATGCCCACGTTGCCGCTTCGGTCTATTCGCATTGCCTCGCTTGGCGAAGAGCCAGTGCGAAACACCATTTGAGCATCGTTTGTGCCGGTAGTGCTGGCCGTTGCGTCAAGGTACATCGCACCTGCATAGTTAGTGAAAGTGCTGCCAAAAAGCTGGATGCCAGCGCCAGCAGAGCCACCCTTCAACGTAATCTGTGCGTCTGTCCTGTCGCCCTCAATGTCAAGTGACGAAGACGCGACTTGCGCCACTACAATACTACCGGTTCCCGCTGGGTCGATGTTTACATTGCCATTCGTATCTGTGGACGAGATAGTGTTGCCGTCGATGCGGATATTGTCGACGTTAAGCTGGTCAGCCGTCACAGTGCCAGTGACATTGATGTTGCCAGTGCCAGTGATGTCATTGCTGTTCAGGTCCAGGTCGCCGCCAAGCTGCGGGGTGGTGTCAGCAACAATGTTTGGTGATGCTGCTTGCCAAGCCGAGCCATTCCAGATGTAAAGCTCGTTGTCACCTGTGTCGAAATACAGGTCACCATTCGTCAGCGCATCGCCGTCATTGTCCACAGTTGGGGCTGAGGCCTTGGCACCGAGGTAGATGTCGTCAAAAGCATCAAAGGAGGCCGCAGCAGACGCAGCAGATGTGGCAGCAGCAGAAGCATCACTGGCCGCGCTAGACGCGCTTGTAGCCGCGTTTGTCTCGCTTGTAGAGGCATTTGACTCGCTGGTGGACGCATTTGAGGCAGATGTCGCAGCAGCCGAGGCGCTGTTCGAGGCATTGGTGGCGCTTGTTGCCGCATTGGACTCAGATGTGCCAGCAGCCGAAGCCGAGTTAGACGCAGAAGTTGCACTTGTCGCAGCATTTGTAGCCGAGGTCGATGCCGCCGAGGCGCTGTTAGACGCATTGGTCTCGGACGTGCTGGCATTTGTGGCACTTGTTGAGGCAGACGCCGCACTTGCAGCCGCTGCTGTAGCGTCGTCCGACACACTGGACTCACTTGCCGCAGCATTTGACTCGGATGTGGCCGCTGCACTGGCAGAGTTGGCCGCTGCTGTGGCGCTGGTAGCTGCCGCAGTCGCGCTGGTTGCCGCATTGGTTGCGCTGGTAGTCGCAGACGCAGCATCCACAATCAGGTCATACTTGGAAGCGTTGGCGTTGGTTGTCAGAGGCTGAGAGCCAGAGCTTGTGTGCGCAGAATTAACAATAAAGATGTTATTGGTGCTTGTGTCCTTCACAAGGTCACGCTCTGCATAGGCAGTCGAAGCCGCCCAGTTTCCTTGGAACGTGCCAATCTCTTGGGTAACTGCAAGCTCACCGCTGCTGTCGAAGGCAAACACCTTGTTTGCACGGTCAGTGGCACCAACCGTGAACTCGGTCGATGTCATTGTGTTGGTGCGCGACAGCTTGATGGAACGGTCCACCTCTTCTTGGGTGTCCTGCGCCATCAATGTCAGCTTGTCCAGCGCGTCCTCGTGAGTAACGGCTGGGAATGGGTCGTTAGGAGTGTAGTCAGTAGTTTGTGTCAGCGGGACGTTACGCAGCAGGACAACAGTCACGGTTGTGGCCGGGGCCGAAACAAAGGTAATCGTGCCACCACCAGCGTTTCCAACGCCCGACACACTGTAATGCGTCGTCTTGGTCTGCACTGTTTCAGCGCCAGTCGCATTGGTACGCAGGATGACCGTGATGTCATCGTCGTCCAAGATTTTGAAAGTATAGCTAAAAGCTACAGTCGAGCCGTCGCCGGAATAGCTATTCTTGGTGTTTGTGCTGCTGATTGTCATGCGTCACTCCTTCGGTCCTTTATACCGCAGATTCGGACCTTTGTTAATCTTGTATCCGCGCCTGTTCTGGCAAGCCTTCCACCATCGTATTTAACACGTTCTTGATGCCGATAGCGTTCTGAAACGGTAGCAGTGAGTTTAAGGCTCGTTGCTGCCCTCTGGACCATTGGTATTCCTCGTTGAACGCCGCCCTCGCGCCCCCGCGTATTACGTTTTCGGTTGTGTCTAACAAGTCAACCACAGGGTTACCCGCGATGAAGCTAGTCGCCAAACCGGTTGTGCGCTTGTAGGCAAACACAGGCTCTTGGCCAGTAGCCCACATTATTGCCTCAATACCTCCGGGGAGAAGAGCCGCCCAAGAACTGCGCTGGAAGGCAGCTTTGCCTATCTCTTCCGCAGACAACCTCTCACGCAAAAACTCTTCCTTGTCGTCCCGCCCAACAGCATTAACGTGAGTTTGCAGGGTGTAAGCCGCGCCACCATAAAAGCAGGACCACATCATCGCGGAATACGCAGCGAAATCGTTGCGCTTGATGTTGTGCAAGAACTGCTTTGAATGGGACACCAGCATAAACGCACGGAATTGCGTGAGAATCTTGCCCATCGTGCTGGTCATGTGGATGTTGAGATTGCCAACGTCGTTCTGCTGAATGGACTGACGGGTCCAACGCGCAATCGCAAGCCCCAGCGCATCCCGCGCCTCAATGTCGTCCCAAGCATCCGTGTTAATGGCCTTAACTTTGCGGCTCTTGGAGAACATGGACGGGCGAGTCTCAACGTGCTTGTTAATTTGGTTGACCACGCGAGGCCACATAGCTTCATCAAGTCCAAGGCTGGCAAGGCGAGTAGCGATGTCTTGTTCAAGGCTGGTTTTGCCAAGCTTCTTCATCCGAACTTTCTTAATGCCAGAAGCTGTGTCCACCAGTGACTGCAATGCAATCTTAGCTGCGGAACGCTCCAGAATCGCAGTGATTGGGGCCAAGCCGGAGATGTCTGCCGTTGCTCTCTTCAATGGCTGGATGAAGTTGATGGCCCTGTCAATCGTGTCGCCCTTGCCCAGAGAGTACAAGTCCTCAACACTGTAGCGGTTCATTGACTGCTGAATGTTTCGGTCAACCCCAGGGGCAACAAGCGCCTCAAGTTCACGAGCGACAACATCTTCCAACTCGCCATTCGCGGCGCGTTTAACCATCGCCTTGAAGTCAGGGACAACTCGCAGCAGCGCCATCGTACCGTCGATGGACACAGCGTTGCCAAGTTCCGAAATCTGAGCAAAGCCAACCTGGTTCATGACGCGCAAGAAGTTGTAGTCCATCAACAGCCGGGTAATCCGATTGGCGTCACTGGTCGGGTTCCCGATAAGCGGCGAAGGACGCCCTGAAATCAGCGCATACAATACATCTAGCTTCTGAATGTCGCGTTCCGCTTGTGGGGTGTTGCCAATCTCCCTCCCGGCGGCTCGGATGTCTTTCTTCAAGCTCTCGAAGTCGCCGTCTGAGAATATGCCCTTCTTTGCCAAGGCAATCCTGCCCTGCATCTGGTTTATGTAGGCGTTGACCACCGCCTCTGTGTCACGCTCCATTAGGTCTTTGATGTGCAGGGTTTTGCCGTTGCGCTCCACAGACGCACTCATGTCAAATTCGAGTCTGCGCCTTGCGCGAGGCCCAAGACCTTCACGGTCGAAGTCAAGCTGGCCGATAACTCGGTCCACCATGTCCTCCGAAAGTACCTCTTCTTCAAGCAGGATGTCCCGGAGCGCCTCTTTGTTGGAGGTGCTGAACATGCGGGCCAAACCTGAATCTATGCCCACTTCCCGCTTCATAATCTTCTTAGTCATCCCCTCGCCAATGGCTTCGGCAACTTCCTCTGACATTCGCGGGTTGGCGTTTCGCAAGGACGTAGCCAAAAGGCGCGGTATGTCTTCGCCAAACTCAGACTCATATTTAAGGAACCTGTGGCCGTCCCACATATGCGTAAAGTACGAAAGGTTTTCGGGGATGTTGTCAAAGCCCTTCACGCCAGCTTTCTTGGCCTCATTCAGCATCTCACTGAACAGCCCGCGCACATTGTTAGCGGCATTTATGATGTCCGGGTTTGAGGAGGAGCCAGGCATTTCAATCTCGTCAGAGACAAGCCTTCCAAACTCAGAGCGCCTTGAATCCATCCTGCGTTGCGCAAAGTTTACGCCACTAGCTTTGGCCCAGCCCTCATAGCTAGTTTCATATTGCTGATAGAACTTGTTAGACATCCGCTTGGTGCCAACAGTCTTCATCAAGTCAGCAGTAAACTCGCCGGGGTTGACGGCATCTTCGCCAAGCATTGAAACCACCCTGCGGGAAAGGCCGATTGCACTGTTCTTAACCTGGCCAACAATGTCGAAGCGCCAGCGCCCAAAGTCGGCCATAGGCTCTGCGTCGGCATCGTCAAGTCGCTCAGAGATTCCGCGCCTAATCTCAATGTCTTGCGTCGGACGAGACATAGGGTTTTCCATAGCGCCAACGCCAGTGTCGATGCCCCTATCCTGCATCGCACGGTTTACGTCCGCTGTCTGCGCCGCCTCTACATCGTTCATTATTTTCTTTACGGCGCTCTTGTACCTCTTTGCCGAAATAGCACCAAAGGCGCTGTCCAGCGCACCGCCAAGAAGGAAGCCACCGCCAGCCGCATACAGAATGTCATATGGGTCTTTCATGGAGTTCTGTGAAACTAAGTAAGACTCAATGGCCGCTGCCGAAGCGGCACTTGTAGTGGCGTTACGGAACACACGCCCAATCCGGCCAGCCTTCGCTCCCCAGATGAATGGCGCAGCAGCACCCTCTGTCGCAACGGTCGCCGCAATGGCTGGCACGTCAAGTGTCGCTGCCGCAATCTGCAAGCCAACTCCACCCCATCCGTACTTGGCCAAAGTCTCTTGGTTTTTAAGGGAATCAAGGGCGCGTTCACGCAGCTTCATAGCATGGGGCATACTAACGGCTTCGGTAATAAACCCGTGTTGGTCTTCGGGTATGCCCTTAGTCAGTGTGGCCAGGTTCTCGTCTGTGAGCCTGAAATCCGGGTCTGGCGCAAAGTCCTCTAGGCCATTGAAAATCCACGACATTGTGTTTTCTTCTGAGAAGGCAGCGTCCGCCGCCTGCCCAAAAGTAACCTTGGCGCGTTCTTCTTCGTAAAGACGTTCAGCCTCCTGCTCGTCCAGAAGGCTGATAGGTCTCGCTACTTGGATTTTATCAGGGTCAAGAGCCACTTTCTGCCTTCCTCAATTCAAGCAACAACTGCCGGACAAGCTCGGCTTCATTCCGCAACTGCTCTCTCTTGCCGATTGCAGCTTCGGCTGCGGCCTCGCCTTCTTCTTGCCGTATCCTGGACAAGGTTCCGCCCGTTAGCGCGTTTGCTTCTCGGTTCAGCCTTTGGAACTCTTCCGTAACTTGGTCAATTGTGGTCAGCCCACGAGCCTCAAGGTTTTGCCTAATAAGTTCGGCGTTGTCCGACTGCTTGTCCTTAGCCAAGAGACCTTGCAGGTCTTCAAAGGTATACACAGACCCCTCATAACTTGTCGGGGCAAGTGTTCCATTGACCATGACATTCCATTCATCAGCACGGCCAGGTGTTGGGAATATACTAACTTGCTCATCAGCCATGTTGGGGTTTTTGGCGATAAAGTCAGCCGCAGCCAAGTCAGCCATGCGGGTCAGGTCTTGCGGATAACTACTGCTGCGCGGGATATACATGCCACGCAAATTAATGTGGGATGCCTCCATTTGCTCCGCTGCCTTTTTGACAGCATCACGCCTAGGCAAGCCATGACCAATGTAAATCTTGGACAAGTCTTCCAGCTTTTGATGAAGGTAAGACCTGTTGGTGATTGTTTCCCCAGATAAAGTTACGCCAAATATTTCAAACACACTACCGTCAAGGATACGGTCAACTTCTGGTTTTATGTTTTTGTATGCAGCGTTGATGTCAATCTCTGTACGCAAGGCAAGGCTTACCTTACGAATAGCGTCCTCTGTCTCAACGCCCACAGATTCCAAGGCCAGAACAGAATTGAAAAAGGCTTGGGAGTCCTCATCTGCGTGGTTGTTTAGCACGCCGCTTCCTCGAACTTTCGCTTGCCGATACAGCTCTAAGCCTTGCATAACTTGGGTCATGTCTGGCGTAGCGCCGCGGCCCTCTACAGAAGCACCGTCAATAGTGTTCTTAATTGGCTCATAGACAAGGTTATTTTGCTCAAGAAGCTCAAATTGCTGCGGCAAGCTCTTGCCCGCGATTGCCTGTTCTAACGCAGCATTGGTTTGTTTAGACGTGAAACTAGACCCAAGTGAATCAAGTACACCGTTTTCAATTAAGTCTTTTGCCAACGATATTTGGCCAGCCTCAACGCGCTTGGATTGGGAGTTAGCCATAAGGCCACTTGTGCTTGTAAAGATGCTGTTGGCCGATGTCGCAACCGCCCCGGTTTTATCCCGCAACGAAACCAACCCGCCAAGTGGTTCATTTAAAAGAAGCTGGCTGGCAGAGGCCAAAGAGTCTGCGTTGTCATAATCTCCGGCGTCATAGGCAGCTTGGGCATCGGCTGCAAACCGCCGAGCCTGTGCAAGTATTGCCGCGTCCGCGTCTTCCTCACTGACGTCATCTCTAAGGCGGATGTTTGTTATAGTCGAAAGCAACCCTGCCGCGCCTTCAGCATCATATCCGCCAGCAATTTCACCGGACAGAAGATTGCGCGTCTCTTGTGTAAATTCTTTGGCAATGTCGTTGGCCATCTTGCTGATTTCAATACGCCTGCCAATTGGCATGTCCTTCACAGAGAAGGACAACTCATCGCCGTTTGCGCGGATGATGGAAAAGTCCTCACCCTTGTCAAAGCCATCCTTCACGGCAGACGCCTCTGCGGACGACAGGGCTGACTCTACAATGGTCTCTCGCGTTGAGTCATAAAGCTCAGTGGCAAGGCGCTCCTTTGTTGCACGGGCAACACCAAGTGCTTCTGCCTTCTTTCCTGGCGGTATTGTCTCGTCATCAATAATTACTTTCAGGGTCGCATCAACGTCAGCCGGATTTGCCGCGTCTTGGAACCCAGCGTTTGCGGCCTCAAGCTTTGATGTCAGGCTAAAGGACTGAGGGGTGTATTTTAGTTTCCTGTTTTCGTTCCCTGCTGTTGTGAAGATGTCGTCAATCTGGCTCATTATCAAGTCACGCTCAGGAGAGCCTGATGGGTAAGTGCGAAGCGTTTGCAGAGCATCATCAAGGAACTGGTTGTCAGTTTCTGTGGCGATGCGCGTTCCGTTATCAAACGCTTTCTGCTTTGCGCCCAAGCGGTTTGAGGAGAAAACATTTTGCGCTGCGTTGAGGGCGACTTGTTCAAAGCGCGGGGTGTAACCACGCCCACGGATGTTGTCTGCAAACTTCTCAAACTCTCCGTCGAATCTTGCTTCTGCCTCAGCTACGCTGCGGCTGTTGTCTTCTATAAGCATGGTGCCGAAAGTGTCTTGAGCCTCGCGCGTAAGCTCCTTTAGGGTGGTCTTCTCCTCGCGCTCCTTTTCCGCCATCTTAAAATCAAAATCAATCTTTGCCTTCTCAGCGTCAAAACGTTGCTTGTTTTGCAAAATACGCATTTCGCCTTCTGCATACTGACGACCGGCACGACCAACAGTTTCTCCCAACGCGGCCATTTGCCGAGCCGGTGCCGTAAAAACATCTGTACTAGCCCTTGCGCCAAGTTGGCCTGTGGCAAGAGGAACTTGCGACGGACCAGCTTTGTTATACAGAGGTATTTTCGGCATTTAAGACTCCAACTGTCTTTGCATAGAAGTTTTTTGCAACTCGAAAAGAGCTTGCTGCTGTCCCAAGATGCGTTGTTGCTGCTGCGCAGATGCAAAGCCACTAGCGGCTCCAAGCAAGCTTCCAAACGCTGCCGTATTGTAAGCCGAGGCTTGTGCCTTTCCGGCAATTCTAGACATTGCAGCCTGAGACTCAGCTTGTGTTTGCTCTATAGACGCTGCGTACTGGATGCGCTGTGCGTCTCTTTCGGTGCTAAAGTATGTGTCCGCAAGCGCCTGTAAGGGGCTGCCTGACATCTGGACCCCGGACTTAGCCGTCGAAACCCTTTGCATGCCAACCAATCGCTCTGACTGGTTGCGCAATCCTGCCTCTTGGTCGCGGCGGGCGCGTTCTGTCAGGATAAGCTCGTTCTCTTGAACCTGCGCATTATATTCAGCTACCCGCTGCGCTTGCTTTGCGGCGGCGCGGTTGCCCTTGAAGCCCATGACACCCTGGGCAACAGACGCAGCAGCCATGATGGTGGTCGGTTCCATTATGCCACCTTTGCCATTCTGATGTAATCGTCGCCCTGAACGCCGTACTTACGCATTACACCCTCGTGTTCTAGTCCAAGCCACTCAGCGAAACGGATGGCTGGCTCGTCATCTACATGAATGCTGGCTTGCATCCGGCGCAGACTATGTTCTTGCAATATACTATCAACAACGCCTTTTGTATAACGGGCAAACGGAGCTGCCCTGCGCTTTGCCTCTGGCGAAACCAGCACCCAAAGCTCACCGACGCCAAACCACATGATGTGTGCGCCGCCTACTGCCAACACCTCTTCGCCGTCAACCAGCGTATAGGCAACGATGTTGTCGTGGTCGCACAGGCCATCCCTAGACTCAGTTGTGAAGTCATAGTCCAGATAAATGTCGTAAACGTCGCTCTTTTTGAATTGCCTGACTTTAAGCATCGAATGTGTTGGACCTCCGCATCACCGCAAGAATTGTCATAGGCAGCGGCTGCGTTTGCCGCACAAACACCCTTGCGTCATTGTCATAGCCCGATGGGAATGAAATCTCTTTGTCGCCATCGAACATAGGCACAGCCTCATCCATGGCCATGCTGCTGTCGCGGAAAGGAAGCCGGTCCAGATTGTCCTCATCGGGCCCAATCTCAGCGCCTACCGTGTCGAGGAAGCGAATGGTCGCCCCGTGAATACGCTTAATCTTGCCCTGAGACACACCGTCGTCTGCCCCGCCTTCCATGCGCAGCGTCTGCACCTTAGAATCAAACGAGTAACCAACATGCACCGTGCTTGCGCTGCGGTCCAGCGTAACCACTCCACCACTAACAGTCTTGTCCGCATGAGCAGAGCCATCAGCAAGAATCTGTACAGTCTCGCCTTCAAGGTGGTTTAAGCCACTAATTGTGGTTGTGGCCGTGCTGTCATATGTCAGGCCGGAGTCTACATAAAAGGCGTCTGTTATGTCTGTGCCAAAAAATATGCTTTCCATAAAGACAATATGCCGAACTGTAGAGCCGTTGATAGTGCGCTTGACCGAAAGATACACTTGGTCCTCTGCGCCGCTAGGGATGGCCGTTATACTCTCCACAACCCCAGACTCCCCCATTGGGTGAGTATGCCACCCAATAGTCTGGTTTTGTGGGTCATAGGACAGGCCAACCAGAACGCCGTCATTGCGCACAAACCACAGGATAAGCTCAGGTTCCTGCTGCCAAATCATGTCAGTCAGACCGCCACGGGCAATATGCTCTGCCAAGATGGTCAGGTCACGCCCTACAAGTCCGTCAGTGTCCAAATCGAATGTGACCTCTTTGACCTTCTCTTGCCCCTTCTGGATAAGGATGGTGCTGGACCCGGCGCGGATAGGACGCACGTCAGACGAGCCAAAGGTGGTCTCACGAAGAACATTGACGTTGGTTGGTGTGACTGGCTGTGTGCCTGTGCCACCGGACAGTGTGAACTCGGCACTGGTTGTCAGAAGCTGCAAGAAGCGGCCCTGAATCATGTGCTTGATGACGTTCACCTGGTCCGAGGCAATCGTCACATTAACCGCATCATCGTCGTTGATGCCCGGAGTGTGGTTCTCAAAGTCAGCAGTGGCAGAGCCAAAGATGGTTTGCGGCTGGCCTGTTGTGCCAGCAAAATAAAGGCGTTCTTCGTAGAAGGCCACAGCGCGGGGATAGCCTTGGTCTCCACCAAATGCGCCCAGTGACCATTTCTTTGTGGCATTAGCCGCGCCGATGATGTGGTCAGGAAGCACTGAAATACCGCCGTCATCTGTCTGCACAGTAGCTGTGACAGTAGTTGAGTTAGTGAAGGCTGTAATCTTCACATAGCCGGTGTCGTCGTGCTTGTATTCCCAATCAATAGAGCCGTAGGTCTCCGTGCCTTCTGTATGCACCGGAGGCGTGTTGCCTGATGTCTGCGTTGAACCTGTAACCTGTTCGTAGACATGACCGTCATAACGCACTGAATCGCCATCGTTGTAGCTTGTGCTGGCTGCCCACTCGTCATGCTCAATCTCAAGCACCTCACGGAACCGGATATACCGACCAACATCGTCGGCTGTGAACAACGCGGCTGATGCCGTAATTGTTACGCTACCTGTCGCAGCGGACGCATATAGCGTAGTTGCGGTGGTGTTCTCGTCTAGGTACGGGCCATCGACAAACGCAATATCCGAAAGCGTAAAGCTGGTAGCCGTGGTGCGGGTCAGCTTGGCTGGCTCATGGTCCTTGTGCGCAAGGTACAGCACGTCAGCAGACTGCACATGGTTAAGCTCGAACACCTGCGCTTCTGTGTAGGTGGTCGTAACCTCTACAATCTTGCCGGATGTGCCGCCGCTGGTGTAGGCCGTAAAGCCAGTGCCGTCGATTCCGGAAAGCTGAAAGGTGTTGGTTGTGGCACCCGCCACCGTAAATTCACGATTATTCAACTCCACCATGCCAGCAACATCTTTAATGAACACCCGGTCTCCATTCGAGTACCCATGGCCGGTCGCTGTCACCACAACGGGATTAGCCTGTGTTGCTGCGCTAATTGTTTTGGTTGCCTCTGTCAGAATGCCCTCATCCTTGAAGAAGCGAATATAATTTGCCCCAAATTCAAGGACATAGGCTTGCTCGTCACTGAACTGGAAGTCGATGAGCCGGACCTTGCCGCCGTCTTTTGACGTGCCAGCATACTTGGTGCCGGGTCTGCGAGTGATGCCGCCCTGCGGAAAGATAAGCATGTTCTCCAGCTTTTGTGCGCCGGAGTTGTACTTTTGCAGGTCAATACGGCCTTCAAGGCGCGGTGAAAACTCACCCGCTTGAAAGTTTGTGACAATAGTTGAAACGCGGGCCATATCAGAACCTGATGTTTATAAAGTCATCTGCAATCAGCTTGTCCGGCATACCTTCCATGGCGTCGATGGACCGGGCCTCACGCAATCTTATCTCATACAGTTGTTGCATTGACTGACTAACCGTAGTGCTGCCTGTGATGGCATACGCGGTCTCAGCGGCTAGTTTGTGGGCAATGGTGCTGGAAAGCAGCGAGTCATATGTCTCTGTGTCTGTGATGCGGGCAAGATAGGTAATCCGGCAAGTGCCTTCGTCACTCAGAACTTTTCGCCCCTCAATCTTAAACATGACCTGACTATCATAGGCAGCAATCTCGCTGTCCACGTTGCTGTTCCAGAATGACAGTACCCGTAAGCAAAAGGGGTCTGTCGGCAGCGTAAACTGATTAGCAAAGCCAAATGCCGGTGCATCAGAGTCCTTTGCCAGAGTTGCACGGGTGATTGCCGTATTCCATGGATGGGCGCGCAGCACCGTGTCACGCACAGTCTCGAACCTACGGTTACACAAACGCGCCTCTTTAGAGTTCTCTGTAAGTGCAGTAATCGTAGCTGCACCCAACAGGTCCATTGCCTCGTTACAGATGTCAACTACGGATGGCATTACTTCACTAACCTTTCCAAATCAATAAGGACGCCTTTGCTCGTATTCGAGTCCCCGCCCTTCCAAACTTTGCCTTCTTCCTTGGCTTCTTTCACAAGCTCTTTGAGCCGTACCGTGGGCAATATTACCACAGTTTCGCCGTCAATGACGAACGCCCAGAAATCAGCCTCGGTCTTGTCTATCCCAGAGGGCTTCCCCCTAGAAAAAAACTCCACAAACACTCTGCCGGTTCGTGAAGCTTTGAAGTCTCTTTTTATTTCAATCGTTTTGTTCTGTAGCAAATCAGCAAGCCAACTTTCTGCCATCTGACCCACTTTGAGGTCATACCGAAAGTCCCTGTTAAACTCCACCCGTCTATCCCCCGGAGTAGGAGTGAAAGGAGGGCGAGGACATCCCGCCCCCCTTGTTTAGTTAGTCTACGACGTACTCAATGATGAACGCCAAGTCACCGGCAGTGCCGCCAGTAGCGTTGAACGTCACAGCAATGTAGTACACATCGCTTGGGTCAGAGCTTTGACCTGCAAGTTCCCAGACCCGCTGGCCGGTAGTGTTGAGGTTGGCAACTTCATAGCGGAGTTCCGCTACGCCAGCACCATCAGCAACACTGGTAGCCAAAGCGTCCTCATCCACAACCACACCTTCGTTGGTGTAGAAACCAACATTGAAGGTGCAGGAGCCGCCGAGGGCATCAGAGCCTACACGAACGGACACGAGGGTTGCATGGGTTGGGACAGGTGCCAGCATTACGATGTCGTCATCGGTGCTATCACCAGCAGCAAGCGCCACGTTGCCCTGAGCGATGCGGACGCGACCGCCAAGCTCAGATGCTGCGTTAGCAACCTGCGGGAGTGCCTCAATATTGGCAATGAGGTCAGAGTTTTTGGTTGTCATCTCTCAATCTCCCTTACGCTGAACCGTCAAGGTCATCTTCGTCACACTTGATGCGAACAACCATGTTCTCTTGCATCCGTGTAGCGCCGATGTCCATGCAGTAATAGACCTGGGTTGCGTAACCCTTGTCTGAACGCTCATCAATACGAGCCGACACATCCTTACCAATGCCAAGCGCAAGACCTTCTTCTGCCCAAGCAAAGCAGGT